AAGATTCGGTTTGGAGAAACCTCAATTGGCTTTCCTCCAAATTGCATGCTTCGCATCGAAGGAAGAACTTTCTTATCATGAACAAATTCATAGGCCTCCATGATCTCGTTTTCCAATTGGGGAAACTTTTTAATGTGCATCTGTTTGTTGCGAGTTACCAACTCGTCCCAATTTTCTCGTCGCTCTTTATCTTCGAGATAACGAGCATACTTCATGTGGACGGTTATGTCCGATAAGATCTTTTTTTCTAAATCCATTATTGTACTCCTGCTACTTGGCTTTTATTTGTGAATATTTGTCTTTTAACATCTGTAAAGCATCTGATGTGCTTTGCATCCTCTCTGCGGATTCATCGCGGTCAAGGATGTTAATGGTTACATCGGACCAATCGACGAAAGCGTCGAATACAAGTCCGTCGGGGCCATTTCGGTTTTTGGCGACGAACAAGCGGCCCTTATTTGCTTGTTTATCTTGAACCGTTCTCGATAAAGAGAAGATGAAATCGGCTACGAAGCATTTGTTGAACGCTTCCGAGATCGCTTCCATCGTGATGACTTCTGCGTTGAGTCCGCCTCGGTTCGTCTGGGAAGCGGTCCAAATGGGAAGCTCGTAAGTTTGAGCAAGTCCTCGAAGGCCTTCGTAAGTTTCTTCCAATTCGTGTCGTTTTTCACCTGAACTCCTAACGGGACGCAATAGGTCCGCATAATCTACTAAAATCATATCCGGCTCGATGCCGCGCTTTCTCAATTTCTCAACATGGTTCTTGAGAGTTTGGACAGAAGCAGACTTCGTTGGATACTCTTTGATAATTAGAGTGCCTTCGAGGTCTTTTACCTTGTCCACAATTTCTTTTTGTCTCATTCTGTGTTCTGCGAGAGGAACATCTGTGATACAGCAGTCAAACCTTTGGCCGACGACAGTATCTTTGAGCTCCAAGGTATAATAGACAACAGTCTTTCCTTCAAGTATCGCTTGAGTTGCGAGATGAACGAGGACCATAGACTTACCAGCACCAGTAGGAGCAATGACGACGCCCAATTCGGACTTTCCAAGACCTCCCTTACAAATCTCATCCATTCGAGCCCAGCCAGTTGAAGATGGATCTCTTGAAACCAATTCAAAACGTTTAAGCAAATCTTTGCGAAAATCATGGCCGAAGTTGTTGTCTGTCCCAAGAACTAAGGCCTCCTTGATCACTTTCTCGATCTCTTCAAACGATGATGATTTAAGTAATTTTACTGATTGAATCATCGCACCTTTCAAGACTTGCTTGCGACAAAAATCGATTGCCTTGTCTTTGATGAACGCTGCTTCTTCCACTCCATCTGAAGTGTGGATTCTCGCATAAAACTCTCGCACAGATTGTGCTGTCGCTTTGTCATGATGATTTAATTCTGTTCTCAACAAAGTCATCATCACCTCTGAGTTTGGGTGTGTATTGTATTTGTCTCGATAGTTGATCAAGGTTTGTGCGAAGATTTGAAGATACTTCTTCTCAAAGAAGTTTACGTCAAGTACCTCGGTAATTTGATCGAAAAAAGGTCTGTCCTCCAGCATAAGTTGGCAAAGATTCTCCTGAAAGTTTTTGCCGAAACGCATAAAGGTCTCTTGCTCCATTGTGTTCATATGTCCTCCTAGATTTTATTGGTTATATAAGTATAACCCGTTTTGGTTCAAGTGTCAAATAATTTTATCTTTTTATTTTGTGAAAAATTTGTTGCAAAGCTGTAAAGTTAAGACTAACTGCGTCATCTTCGGAAAGCATTTGCGTAAACTTTACTTTATTAAAGTAAGGCTCGAAATCAATAATAGATTTTTTTATGATCTCGCGATTCATGGGTCTAATGTTTGGAAACTGCAACTGCATTATAGCATAGTTGTCCTTGATAAGCTTTTCGTTTCCTTGGATGTTTTCGTGAATCTTTAGCTTTTTACTTTGCATGGCGCAATCTCTAACTATATCTGCAACTTCGTACTCATCTTCTCGCGAGAGATAAGGGAATCGCTTTGCGATTGTTTTGAGGCCCGCTCCTTTGATTCCGGGAAGATTATCAGATGAGTCTCCGGCAATTGCTCTTGCCAAAGCAAAGTTTCGTGGATGAATCTTAAAGTCTTCAATAACGGTTTGCTCTGTCACAATCTTTTTTTGTATTGGGCGATAAATCTGAACGTCTTTTCGACATAATTGAAAGAAGTCTTTGTCGCTTGAAATAATAGTCTTTTTCCACCCCTTGTATCTATCATGATTAATTACCAAAGCGATGATATCATCTGCTTCTGTAAAGTCTGCGACAAGTTGGATAACGGGCATTTCATTAAGATACTCCATAAGCCTTACTTGTTGATAGCCTTTGTTGGCTTCTTCTTTATCCTCGGGCAACTCAACCATTCTTCGATTGAATCTCACAGGCTTGCGACCTCCTTTGTAGTCGCTATTCATCGAACGTCGACGTTGAGACCCCTCATGGCCATCCCAAGCGACGATGATTTCATCGGCGTTAAAATCCCTAGCAACCTTTTGAAGGCTCTTTAAAAAGCCAATTGTGCCGCCTACGGGCCAGCCTTTTTTGTTTAAGTGAGGGCTAATCACATAAGAGCGCAGAAACATGTTCAACGCGTCAATAATAATAACGTTTTTCATTTGTCCTCCAAGTTATTAATAATATAACATAAATTAAATTGTTTGTCAAGTAAAAAGTACAAAAAAACCCCGAAGGCGAACCAACGGGGCTTAGTGAGTTTCCTTCAAGAATTAACTTTCTTCGGACTCTTCGTCGATGTTGAAGTTCTTACCTTCGCTCTCGAACTTTTTGATGATTTCTTCATCCATGATATCAAATACAACAGATCTAAACTCATCATCTTTAAGTTTATCAACCCATTGTGAGCGTTGAAACTTAAACTCTTTGCCATCTCGGCCATAGAGCTTGTTCCAAGCACCTGCTTTAAAGCGATCAGAGCCTGAGGCTCTCAAGGCTTCCAGCCATGATTCTTCATCTTGGATCCCAACGTCTTTGCCCCAAAGAATCTTAAAGCCACATGTGCGACCTTCAGAACCGAAGCGAGACTTTTCAACCTTAACCTTGACTTCCGAGCCAATTCTTAAGCCGCTATCATCTGTGACATGAGCAGCTTTGGCCTTGCGCTTTGTAAGCCAGATTCTAAGAGAACAGAAGTATTCAATTGCCTTACCGCCGGGGGCGACATAGGGAGTTGTCATAGCTTCTGCAACATTTGAAGTAATGTTTGTCTTAAGTTGGTTGATTAGCAGCAATGTTGACTGCTGATTTGCCAATGGAATTGTAAGCTTTGGGAAAGCTTTTGCGAAGATGCGGGGCTTCACAGCCATTGACGATTGAGGATTAAAATCGCCTTCAAGATCCTTCTCGGAAGAAGTTGCAGCGATGGAGTCCCAAATAAACAAAAACTGAGTTTCTGGATATTCAGTCATTAGATCCTCAATTGTTTCCAAGGTTTTCTCGACTGAGACTGCTTGGATGTACATGAAATCATTATTGATGTCGATTCCAGAGTTTCCAAGAAACTTAGGATCGATTGCCGACTCTGCGTCAAAATAGACAACAAAGTGACCTTTCTTTTGTGCTTGTGAGGCGATCTGACAAGCCATATAAGACTTACCAGCAGATGATAAGCCAGCAAGTTCTGTAATTTTCCCTACGGGGATTCCAGCCATCTTACCTCGGCAAATGATAGAATCCAACCAGCGTGAACCAGTTGGAATCCATTCTTTAACCTCGGTAGGATTATCTTCATTTAGATCATGAGCGATGTCCAAGCCAACTTTTTTGTTGACGAACTTTTTCATGGCTGAGATGTCAATCTTACCAGCTTTTGTCATTAGGCAATCTCCCCATTCAGATAACATACTCCGAGTTCATCATTTGATTTAAACTCTGCTGTTTCCTCAGGTTCTTCTTCCGTGCCTGTATCTTCTGTTTCTTCGGAACCTGTATCTTCGACTTCTTCGGTCGCAGGTTCAGTAGTTTCTTCAGCCTCAACTGCTGTATCTACCTCTTCTTCCTTATCGCCACAGGCGAGGAACATTGATAATACTAAACTTAACATTTTAATCTCCTTGTGTTTCAGTTTCTTCTTGCGAGGTGGTCTCCTCGACTTTTTCCGTATTTTCGAGCTCTTCTGAGGTTGAATCTTCATCAGGGGCAATTTTTTCCACTTCCTCTGTTGGAGGATAGGTTGGTTGCTCAACCTGCTCGTTCACCAAAGATGGCTCTAATTTTTGCTCTTCTTCTCCGCAAGCGAAGAGAAGACTAAATAACATTAATCTCATTTTTTCTCCTTATTGTTTATGCTGTTTTTTCTTCTAAATTCCAAATCAATCCGTATTTGCTTGGGTCGCTAACTATTTCATCCCAAATGGTCTTAAGACGAGTAGATCGATACTGGTGGTTCCAATTTAATCTCATTTGTTCAAAATAATATTTACTAGTTGTAACTTCGGGGTCATCAGATTTATCTTGTACATGACTTGCTCTAGACTCATCTTCTAATCTATTATCCAAGATGATAACTTGTTCAACAAACATTTTTTCATCCTCCACAAGATAATCTGAGATTGATAGATTAGAACAAATCAAAGAAAAACAAACCTGTTTTGTACTAGGAATTTTTTTAGTTCCATTGATTGACGACATTATTTCTAAAGTTCTCTCACAAATTTCTCGCGATTGGGTAGAATAGCACTCTCTCCAGATTTTTCCCTCTCCCTTTTTGTATAATTTGTTTAAGGCGCCGTCACCAACGTCTGATTTTTCATCATCGCAATGAAGATAGAGTTTGGAAATAAATTCTTCTGGTTTCATTTGGGGTAAGGACTTTTCACCAACCAATGATTTCATTAATTCTAGATGATTTTTTGCCATCTCTCTTGCCCACTTAGACATTGGTGTCTGAATTGCATTTCTTTTGTGCTGATTCGAAAGAGAAGAGTTGGAATTTAATGACAAGAAAACTCTAGCTAAATCTTTTTGCAATAAATTTTGAAATTCATTAATACAAATCTGAGCATTTAAGAAAAATTGCCGTTCAGACTCTGCCAGATCTTTAAAATACTTATTGCGGACTAGACGTGCATTGCCCTCAAGATCGATTACCTTGCCAGTATATGTAAATTTTCCATTTATGAAATCTAAGATACATTGTGTTCGATGTTTGCCATCCAAACTTACATATCTTTTCCCAGATGCTGCATGGTCACTGTAATACATTCTACTAGCTTCATCTTCTTGATCGATTGAATAGTCTCTACAACTATTAACATCTGCTACCACTATTGGGTTGGATGCAAATCCATCGAAAATGTCTTGAATAAAACCATTGGTATTAGTTTTGTTCCAGCATCCGTATGGCCTTTCGAAAGAAGGGTCGGTTGTAATTTTTAAAATAATAGACTTGTAAAAATCACGAATAGTTTTTTGGTTATAATTTGTACTCATTTTGAGCTCCTAATTTAAATTTTGAACTAACCGGTTCATAGTCGGTTGATGTCGAATCGCAATGAATCTCGATCAAAAAAAGTAAAATTTAAAAAGGCCGTCTTTCTTAACCAAGGGGAGACGGCCAAACCCTTACAACACAGGAGGACCTACGACTTAATCTTCGCTCATAAAAGCAGCGAAAGCGGCGTCCACATTTGATCCTGTCTGAGATTTACCTTTTTGAGTTTCAGAAGAAGAAGACTCGGCAGATGTATCAGAGGACAGATATCCATCCAACAACTCTTGAACTTCTTCTGTGGTCTTGCGATCAAACAAATCGTCGATCACAGGAACGGAATCAAGAAGGTCTTGACAATCAGCAATCGCATCGTCACAGAGGACAGAAGGACGACGACGAGGCTGAAGAGTGGTCTTCGGGAAAGAACCAGGTGTTCCGGGAACATTATAGTTCAACTTAATGTCAGTACCAGTTTCGGGGTCTGTAATGTCTCCATAATCAGGGTCCAAGACATAGCCCAAAAGGGTTTCATAAGCTGTTTTACCATAAGCCCAGATTTTAACTCCTTCGCTTTCATTACCACGAACAAGAACAGGTGAATAATACCGCTTACGTGCAAATAACTTTTTAGCTTCATTCTTTAGATTTTGATCGTCATTTTCAACTCCATCACGCCAAAGCTTAGATGCAAAGTCACAAATTGGACATTCGCCGTTATCATTACGTTTATTACAGTAGATTCCAGGATTCTTTCCTACATTATAGTGGAAGTGGAATTCACGGAACGGATCGCCGTCTGTGGTTGGAAGAATACGAATATGTTGGTCTCCAGCTTTTGGTCGCCACATGGTCGATTTGCTTCCGGTTGGTTTTCCGCCGTTTTTAGATGCGTTTAATTTAGCTCGCATTGCTTCAAGGTTAATAGCCATAATATTTCTCCTATTTTTAGTCTATTTTTTTGTGTTTTATCACTAAGGTAGGCAGGGTTTCAACCATACCCCCGTTGTAATTCGTTTTACATTATTAATATAACATAATTAAAATGGTTTGTCAAGTAAAAAATGCATTTTTTTTAAAAAGTAGGGACTCAGGGATTTGAACCCTGGACCTGCCGATTATGAGTCGGATGCTCTCACCGCTGAGCTAAGTCCCCGTCGATTTTTAATTGCACCGATAAAGTCTCACATAGTCAGCTGGGTTGCCGTGTATTTGCCATCCGGCTTCAAACCATGAATAGCTTGGCGAAGCGTCAATAAAGCAAAATTTTCCAATATTCACAGCACTTTCGTTATACATCCATAAGCAACTAGAGCCTTGGATATAAACCAAGCTTATTTCAATTTTATCTTGTGCAGGTGCTTTAACAGTCATCTTTCCTTTCTCCATTAGGAAATAGCTGCTATAGCATGTTGATAAGCTCTCGGAATAACGGCCGAACCAATCAGAGTCACCGGCTTCTGATGTTCCGATAAGTGTAGAAAATAATAATGATAACATTTGTCCTCCTTTGTTATTAAAAAGTACACCGGATAGGATTCGAACCTATGACCGTCCGCTTAGAAGGCGGATGCTCTATCCAGCTGA